GGTATGATGTTCTTAGAGTGGGGTGGGGTGCCTGAATATAAGACTTGGCCTGCACAACCTGTGTTTAGAACATTCAAACTAAGTCAACTTTTAGAAAAACCAGAAGACCATCTAAAAGAAAATATGCATTGTCGTGTTACGATTGATGTACAAATTACTTTTGAAGAAGCAAACTTTATTAAGGAACAGTTTATTCCGCAGTTTAAACTTCGTGAACTTATGTTGATTCCAGAGAAAGTAGAAGTAGAATCAAATATTGATCCTATCGATTTGTCATTTGAAAGTGTTGATACTATTGTAATGAATCAAATCGAACAATTAGACAGCGACTCTTATGACAAGCGTATGCTTACGGAGATTTATCGAGACCTATGATAAAAATTAAAAATATAACAGTAAAAAACTTTATGAGTGTTGGTAATCAAACTCAAGCAATTGATTTTGACAAAGGAGAACTGACACTTGTACTAGGTGAAAACTTAGACTTAGGCGGAGACGATAGTGGTTCCAGAAACGGCACTGGTAAAACTACTATTGTCAATGCATTAAGTTATGCAATTTACGGTAACGCACTTACTAATATTAAACGTGATAATCTTATCAACAAGATTAACGGCAAAGGTATGCTAGTTTCAATTGAGTTTGAAAAGAATGGGATTGAATATTCTATTCATAGAGGACGCAAGCCTAATATTCTTAAATTTGTTGTAAACGGCACAGAAGAAGAGCCGACTGATCATAACGAAGCACAAGGTGATAGTAGAGAAACGCAGAAAGCAATCGAAGACTTGTTTGGAATGAGTCACGATATGTTTAAACACATACTTGCGTTGAACACTTATACTGAACCGTTCTTAAGTATGAAGAATAACGATCAACGCAACATTATTGAGCAGTTACTTGGTATAACTATGCTGTCTGAGAAAGCAGATGGGCTTAAAGAGAAGATGCGTATTAACCGTGATGCAACAAATGCTGAGAACACTCGTATAGAAACTGTAAAAGCATCTAATGAAAGAATACAAGCAAACATTGAAAGTCTAGAACGTAAACAAAAGATGTGGGAAGATACTAAACTTTCTACAATTACGGATCTAGAAAACGGTATTGCTAAACTAGAGAAGATTGATATCGAAGCAGAGATTGAAGCACACAAATGTTGGGAGAACTTTAATGACAAAAAGCGTTCATTAGAAGAAGCACAGCGTTGGATGGCGAATATTACTGCTGACAATCAGAAACAAGAAAAAACTATTGCTAAACTAGACAAAGAGATTGCTGATCTAAAGGATCACAAGTGCTATGCTTGTGGACAGGACTTACACGACAGCAAACAAGATGTAATACTTAAAGACAAAGAAGGTTTATTGCAAGAGGCAGCACTACACATTGTAACAAACGAAACAAAATATGCAGAACACGCAAAGATTGTTGCTGACATTGGTGAATTAGAAGCGTGTCCTACAACACAATATGATAGTGTTGAAGAAGCATACAACCATCGTAACACTGTAGAAAGTTTGCAGAAAGAATTAGAACAAAAGAAAGCAGAAGAAAATCCATATCTTGAACAGATTGATGATTTAAAAGAAACAGCAATGCAAGAAGTAAGTTTTGATGAACTTAATGAACTTAGCAAAGTAAAAGATCATATGGATTTCTTGTATAAACTGCTTACAAACAAAGATAGTTTTGTACGTAAGAAAATTATTGAACAGAACTTAGCATATCTAAATCAACGCTTAACTTACTACTTGGCAAAGGTAGGATTACCGCACATTGTAGAGTTTCAGAACGATTTAACAGTGATTATTACACAACTAGGACAGGACTTAGACTTCGATAACCTTAGTAGAGGTGAGCGAAATAGACTCATATTAAGTCTAAGTTGGGCATTTAGAGATGTATGGGAATCACTATATCACGGTATCAATCTATTGTTTATTGATGAACTTGTAGATAGTGGTATGGATAGTGCTGGTGTGGAAAGCAGTATTAGTATTCTTAAGAAAATGACACGTGAACGTAACAAAAATGTATTTTTGATCTCGCATAGAGATGATTTAGCAGGTCGTGTTAATCACGTATTGAAAGTTATTAAAGAGAATGGCTTTACAAGTTACTCAAATGATGTAGAGATTGTGCAATGAAGGTAAGTTACTTTTGTTCACCAGATGCACACCCACAGGAACAACTACCACAACTAGTTGAAACATTTAAAAGCAAGATTGTCAATGATGGATTTGACGAGCCTGCTGACAATGTTAAGAAAACAAGTCGTGTAGGTGTAATGCAATATGGTGAATTGAAACAAGATGTAGACAGAATTGTAAACATTGTTTACGATATCAACAAATACAACTTTGGATTTGATTTATATCAACCAAACAACTTTACAACAATGCTTTATAACGAATATGATGCATATTACAAAGGTGAATACAGTTGGCACGGCGACGGTGTACTAGAGGAACAGTATGATATCAAGTTGACCGCACTACTAAATTGTAGTGATACAGAATACGAAGGCGGTGAGTTCAAACTTTTTATAAACGGCGAATGGCCAATTCCAGAATTTAACAAACCAGGATCACTTTTAGTGTTTCCTAGTTGGATACAGCATAAAGTAACTCCAGTAACTTCTGGTATTAGGAAGTCAATGGCATTATTTTTTACAGGCCCAAATTTGAGATGAGTACAGACAGTCACGACGAAATGATCGAAGCGTTTCAAAACTACTTTAAGTGGCAAGATCGTTTTGAATATAAAGGAAGTGACGAAGCAGGCATAAAAGCAAGATTTTGGTTATCAGAAATTAGACGACACGCAAGTGTAAGGCGAATAGAGATACAAGATAAGAGGCAAAATCGTAAACAAGCCAGAAAAGGCAAGGTAGGGAGACCATCAAAAGTAAGTAACAATGATGGAGACACCTAGTTGGACATTTAACAATAAACCTGTAGAGACTATTCCTAGTGAATACGAAGGGTTTGTTTACCTTATTACCAACAAGACCAACAATAAAAAATATATAGGCAAGAAACTAGCCAAGTTTAAAACTACAAAGCCACCACTCAAAGGCAGAAAAAACAAGAGACGCGGATATAAAGAAAGTGATTGGAAATCCTACTGGGGTTCATCTGATAACCTTCAAGCAGACGTAGACGCATTAGGGTCAGAAAACTTTACAAGGGAAATACTTTACCTATGTACAGGCAGGGGCGAAATGTCCTATCTTGAGGCTAGAGAACAATTTGATCGCAGAGTACTAGAATCTAACGAATACTATAACGGTATTATTAATGTTAGAGTAGGCGGATCAGACAAACTGCGACAGGCACTCCTAGAACGACACATCAAAAACAAGGCTTAACTTAATTTACATAGCAACAAAGTTTGGTCGAGTATGCTCGACTCACCTTGAGGGCACATTACGTGTGTGTTCGGATTCTGGTGCGTTGCAAGGACAATACTAACTTAGGTATAAAAAGATTGTGGCTCTGAGAAAAAGCAACCACAGAGTAAGTGATTTCGCTGTTTGGGATTAACTGCTTTCCGCGTATTATGCGAATGCTGAAGTAGGGGGTATGCGGTACGCCGCCTCCGTGTAATTTATTACAATCTTCTTAAACAGATGTGGCGACGATAACTCAGATGATGTTATCCACACTAATTCGTCCGGCAACGGGCGAATTGTGGCTCAAATATCTAGATGATGCTAAAAAATTACTTCGTAATTTATATTATACCACTTAATAAACATTAGAGAAGAAAAAGCGTTGAGCTTTAGCGAAAACGCTAGAGATCTTTAGATCTCTTTAAACAGTCAATAAGAAATAAATAACAATAAGTAAAAGTATATTACATACGAGAGAATTATACAATGCGTCTTAATGAGATATTAGTGGAAACAGATCGTCTAGATGAAAAACCTATGGGTTTCTTGTCTAAGATGAAAGACAAAGCACTTGCAAAAGTTGGCAGTGATAAAGCAGCAGGTAGACTTGAACTTGGTAAAGAAGCCAACTTGATGAAAAAAGAATTTATGAAGTTCTTAGGAACTCAAGATAAGGGCGAAGGTGCAACACCTGATATGGTACTTAACTGGCTTGCTAAAAACGGATATCCTACAGACGGTGCTAAAGAAGCAATGAAAAAAATTACAACAGGTGCTAAGGTAGGCGGAGCAATAGGTAAAGTAGTTGGCGGAACAGTAAAAGGTGCAGCGAAAGCCGTTGGCAAACTTGCTCAAGCAGGCGATAAACTATCACAAGCAAATGACGATATGGCTCAAAAAGCAGCAGATGCTAACGCACCTAAACCTGCAGCGACAACAACACCAGCACCAACAACAGCACAAGATACACAGAAAACTGCGCCTAATAATGATCCTAATGCACAGAAAACTGCGCCTCAGGGTGCAACAACTACTGCACCAACTACAACAGAACCTGATCCTAAAGACGCCGTAAATGTAAAAAGTATGGGCAAAAAGAAAATTGTACCACCAAGTGGTAACAAAGTTGCAGTCAATCAAAGCATAGATTTTTCAAATGTAGGTACACTGCTAGAAGGACTTAGTGGTGGACAACTTGATAATGTTTTTTATGCTGCTGTACAAGATGCAATTGCACGTGACCAAGGCGGACAAGCAAAAACTTCAGACACAAGTTTTACTGGACAAGCAGCATCAGGCGGAATAGGCGGTGCTCTAAAAGGTATGTATACAGGTGCGCTAGGTGATAAAGCAATTCCAAAAGATATTAAAGCACAATTAGATTCGCTCACACCTAAACAAAAAATTGAACTTGGAAAAATGCTATGAGACTAAGCCAACTACAAAAGAAAAAA